GAACGAGTGAAGCTAGATCACGTCTTGCGGTGAGACCTTCGTCAGAGTCAATATCTTCTTGGGTTACGGCTTCCGATTTGTTGATTTTATCTTGGAGATCTTGTCCGACAGCTGGCATCTTGCCTTGTTTAACAAGGTCATACCATTCACGATCAAACTCTTCGTGAGCACTCTTGATGGTTTCTTCTCGAACCGTTCGAGCATCTTCATCAGCTTTGAGCTTTGCATCTGCTCTTTCTTGTTCTGCTTTTGTGAGTGTTTCAGAAACGATGTCTCCGATTTCATCCCTGTTGACAGTTTTCTTGCCAATTTCTTCAAAGAGTTCATCATAGTCATTAGGTGCTTTTTTACCAGCTGCTTCCCAAGAGTATTTTGGTTTCTTATCTGTGAGTTTATCAACTAGAGCATCTTGTGCTGCTTTAACAGCTTCTGCTTTTATCTCTGCTAGTTCTTTTTCTCTCTCGAGTTTCTGTAAATCTTCATCGCTCATGTTGTTATTATATCACAAGTTGAGTCCTGGTTTCTGTTCTTGCTGTTGACTCATCTGATTCATCCCATAAGCTCCGGCTCCTGCTATTGGAATAGCTGAAAAAGCCTCTATAGGCATCCTTGACTGTTTGGGTGATATGTCTAGTTCAAACCAAGATACCCCCTGTGGGTCTATGATGGTTTTAGCACTGTAATTCTTCTTGAGGTATTTCTGTATGTCTTTTTCATAGAATCTGTAGATTGGGTTCTTGGTGTCTATCTTACCTGAGATGTCAAATTGTTCTACATCCAGTGATGTTCTTTTCCTAACTTGATTAAAGTATTCTTCTGAAAGATATTCAACCCCTTCTTCCTCAAGTGCAATATCAAGATTACCAATAGTATTTTTTGGTACTGCCTTAAACTTACCATCGTCTAGTACATCTGTGATTATCCAAGCATTTCCAGTATCAGTGTTTTGAACTATCTCTCTGCCTACAAAAAGCTCTGCTCCTGCTCTATCTCCACCAGCAAGGCGTTGTATGTTACCTTCTGGCAACACCGCACTCCAATAACTACTTTCCCCCAACCCCTCAATCTTCATAGCTGTCTCACCTGTTGGAAATTGTAGTTTAGTCTTACCATCTAATCCTGCTTGTTTTACTTCTTCTTTTATAAGTCTTTCGTGCCAGGTGTTGCGGTAGGGGGAGAGTTGGTTATGTTGTTTATTAACTAAGTCCTCCGCCTCTCCAACAGCCTCAATTCCTTTTTTACCAGTTTTATCAAAAATATCATCATAAGCTCTAGTTATTCTATTGCTTCTTACATCTCCCATTGCTGGACTATCCTTAAACTCATAATCCAACCTCCCCTTCTGAAATAGATCACTCTGTAGTTCTATTACTCTGCGAGTGTTGCCAGTTGTACCCATTGGTTTACCTGATTCAAAACTTCTAAGAGTTTCTGCACCTGGAACACTAATACCTTCGCTAATCTTATAAGCACTATCAGCCATATCTTCTATACGAGTATGTCCGAAGTAGTTGTCTATATCTCCACCAAAATGTATATCTCCAGCACTTGTCTTAATTGGTGAGGTGTAAACTCTCTCTCCATAATTGGCAACATTACCTCTTAATTCATCTGGTAAAGTTATTGATTCATATTTTGGTGGCTGAGGAAGCGTATCAATGTATGACCCACCCATCTTTGTTTTCATCTTTGAATTACCAAACCCTTTTGTATCTAGCGGCAACAACTCAGTCTTAACTCTATCAGCAAACTCTTGAACACTCACTTTTCCCTCGTCAAACTGATCTAATACCTTACGCATTAGATCTCTCTCGGGTTGTTTGATATCTCCTTTGTTGGTTAAGTCTTGTATGAATTGTTTATTTACAATACCTCTACCCTCTAAGTGTTTGAATGATTTTAGTGAGAGGTCGCTGAAGTTCTTGAATGGAAGTCTGCGAACGGTATCACCAACATCATCTACCATTCCAATTCCAGGCATAAAATTCATAGCAGCAAATGCAACCTCAGTATTAGGATTGTTTAGTTTGTCTATGACACCTTGAGAGCCAAAGTCTTTTCTACCTTGAGCAAGTTTTTCTCTACCTTCCTTAGTACCAACGTTCTCAACAGCTCTTCCAAGCTCTGATACTTCATTTCCGGCAGAACTAGTCAATAGGTTAGCAAACCTACCTTGCATCCCCGGAAGAGTGCTTTTAGTGTTAGCAATTCTTTCTCCACCTTCTTGAAACGTTTTGCCAATACTAATAGATGCCTTTTCAGTAGCATCTGTTAGCTTCTCTCCATATTCTGGGTATTTCTTTGCAACCATTTTGCCTAATTCGACAGTAGGAACAGATACATATTCTTTGTATTTGTTCTTAACGAGGTTGCCTAGGTCAAAGAGTCTCATGCAAATAATCCGAGGGGATCAGCTTCGGGAGCACCACCACCCATTGGTTGAGCTCCTGCCTGTGGAGGTTGTTGTCCTGGTTGCGGAGGTTGAGGTTCACCACCTGGAGATGCGGCTAATGCTGCTTGAGCTTCTGGTGGAGCATCAGTAGTATCCATTAAGTATTGAGTCATATACATCTGAGGAGCTAATTGAGCCATCATAGCTCTGAGTGCTCTTTCCTTTGGATTAGATTGTTCTGTATCTTCATAGAATGAGAGTGGATCACCGATGCCAAGTTTCATGTTCTCCATAGCCATTCGCTTACGCATCATCTTATCGACACCTGACGCTGATACAACAGCTTCCATTCCATCATCAACCATATCCTGATTGACTCTAGCGTGAAGTGTTTCTCCATCCTTACCAAGTAAGTGACGCATATGAGGCACAGTGTAGAAGAGCTTAATGAACTGCATAGCCCATCGAGCTTGCCATTCAGCACAAGCGTTGATTGTATCTTCAACAATGTCATCAATGACACCATAATCAGCTTCTCTTGCCATTTGAGATTCACCCAAGGTTGAGTCTGGTTCTTGAATACCTCGAGTAGTAGCTCCAACTCCGATGATCTCGAATCCTTTTTGTCTGTCTGTGTCTTGTGATCTGTACTGTTGTTGTGTTGCTGGTTGCTGTTCAATTCTTGAGTGAACATTATTGATTGATTGACCCTGTGGCACATCGAGTCCGAGTACCTGATCTATGTCGTAAATGTTTACAGAGTCGAGTGTTGTTTGATCGATGGCGTTAGTATCGAAGATGTCTTTACCTCTTGATCTGATATTCATGTCCTGGATAACAGCTCCTGATTGATTCAGTGAGTCTTGCAGATCAAGTACTTGTTCGATTCGTGAAGTCTCTCCAATTGGCTGTAATCCCATGTTCTCATACACCATGAAGAAGTATGGCTTCTCTGGGTCTTGGAAGTAGTTGTTGTATATGATGTCGTTGTCTTGTTCATCTGTTTCGTTCTCAACATCAAACATTCCGAGTATTTCATCGACTGTTGATCCCTGTTTCTCTTTCATGACCATACTAAAGGTTTTCTTACGCCCTTGATAATCAAAGTATGGATTCTTCATTTTCTCTAGTACGAGGGTTTTGTATATCCATGAGACACCATCAATTCGCTCAGTTTCTCCGTCTTTGATCTTATAGGAATGAAACCATGTCTCGTAAACAACTACAGGAGATGACATCTTTGCATCATCAGACTTGTCTGAGTTAGCATCAGAAGTCCATCCATAGGCTGCTTTGATTTCATCTTCTTTTGTTGGGAACATAGCAATCAACTCTTTAAGTGATGTTTCAAGTGCTTCATCAACAATCTTCATTGAGTTAGCATCGTTGTCTGGTGCTAAGTGATCCCAAGTAATTTTAGTTGGATTCACGTTTACAAACTCGTAGTCTCCAAACATTCCTATCTCTGGATTCCATAGAGCTTTGATTACTGCGTAGTAATAGAGTGGTTCTTGTTTGATAGCGAGTCCAAGTAGTTTTCTGTTCTTACGCTTCTTGATATCTGAGTTGACAACTTCAGTTATCATTTCAGCAGTCTTTTTATGTTCTGGTGTTTCTCCACCAGGCTTGACAGTCATGTCCGGGAGTCTTGAGAGTTCGATAGGCTTTTGCCTGGATAGACCCTCATAGACTATATTCTCTCTGTATGTTTTTGATTTGGTTGAGGCTTTGTATACTTCTTGTTGACCAAGATAGTACTTCAGGTTTTTCTCTTGCTTTTCAGCCAAGCCTCGTTGTTTGTAGAAGTTTTTAGATGCAAGAACATTACTCGTTCGAGCATCGATGATTTGGTCATCTGTAAGATCAAGGGATAGTTGGTCAATGACCTCGGTTGGTTGAGTTAGGATACTATCTGTTATTTTAGGGAGATCGTTTAGCATAATGTAAAAAAATACCACCCCAAAGGGTGGATGTAATAATCCTAGTGAAATTATATCACATTTATCTTATACCGATGTCCGCATTTCGCACATTGTAGAGTAATCGGAGTCTGGTTGAGGGAGTGATTCATCAAGTCATCAGTGATAGCTATTATCCGGTGTTGTCTATTAAATAAGAACTTGCCACAACTGGAACAGTGAAATGCTTTGGCTTCAACTGATGCAACCAATACAAGTGAGGATGTGTCTGGAACTCTACCCTCAATCCTTAATACTCGTTTGATGCTTTCAGTTCGTATTGACATTAGCTTAGCTTTCCAAAGAAGTCAGTTGGTATCACAATTGGCAATCCTCTTGAATCTGTTGGGAGTCTACTCTTCTTCTCTTCAGGGAGTGCTGAGTATGATCCTGGCTTAACGTCTACAAACCTGACCTTCTCTAGTCCATATGAGGCTTGGTCTCCCATATGATCGTCACCTGTTGTGTCGTAAGCCTCTACTAAATGTTCGTCATGTATTAGCATTGGGATAGTTCTTATTAAGTTAGAACAATTATCTGTTACGATCCAATATGGCACTTTAGTAGCTGGGTTTACACTGAGCCACTCATGCATCATTCCGACCCTGTTTACCCTTGAATTACGACCTGAGTTGCTACCTTTTCTCATTCTGCACCAAGTCTTACCGCCGTTAAGTTTCTTCCATTCCTTCTCAAATATCTGTGCTATTGAGTTACCACCGTCTTGTGAGCTGAACATAGCTGGGTCAGCATCACAGTATCTTGGGTTTCTACCCATCTTTTTACAGTCTTTATATATCTTACGAGCCCAGTTCCTCGGAGAGATCTGATTGCCATACCATTCTTTGAACGTACTTATCTGATTATATTTCTGTCCATCCTGAGTCTGTAGATCAGAGATAGAGTTGAGTGTTGCTGCAAAGGCACTGGTAGTAGCGTAACCCCAATCCATCCATAACACATCATTATCTTTGTTCTTTGGAGTGAATCGTTTTACAACGTGAAGTTGTTGTCTCCACTCTGAAAAGACCTGACCTGCAAAGATCTCCCACTCTCCCTCACGCCATGCCTTACCCAAATCTCCCGTTAAGCTCTCGAGGTATTCAACATATTCCTTATTAAGATATGGATTCTCTTTGTATGTTGAGCCTATGAACTTTGTTTTTGTTTCTGTGTTCTCACGTTGAGGAAGAATGAATCTCTCTCTAACAAATGAGTGACCTATGCCACCAGGATTGAATGATGCGTAGAGTCTTGGTCTCCATCCCTTCTTACTGGTTCTGAGTGATCCCTCTAGCTTAATTAGTTTCTCCTCAATGATCTGGTTCAACTCTTCAACGATGATGATGTCGTATTCAATACCAATATACTTATCAATATCACGAGAGTTTCTAAACCCTCCTAAGAGTATCTTGCCTTTGTTTCCTACCTTGAGAAGTGATCCAGTCTTTTCATGCTTAACATGACCCACTACAACTTTATTGACTAGATCATCAAACGATTCTTTAGCTGAGATACCAGTCTGTCTGAGGAATAATACCTTGAGGTTTGCCATTCTTTGGCAGTCATCTAGTGCTACCTGAGAGAGTACAGCGTGACTCTTACCTGGACCACGAGCTCCACCGAGTCCTATGTTTACTGGACCACCGTCTTTGTCTGCTTCTCTTGATGCTGCATGAAACTTCCACTGCCAGGGTAGGGGTATGTAACCCACTTGTATAAGCTGTTGAGCCTGATCTCTTGGAACACCAAACTCTTTAGCTGTCTTTAGGCAGTTTTCCAGAGCTAGTTGGTTTAGTTTTTCCATAAACTTTGTTAAGAACTCCTGATACGTCTACTAGTATTGGGCTATCTTCATCACCGGCTAGTACGTTCTTCTGAACAGGCATACCATCCAGTCTGTTCGATATTTCTTTTATAGCTTGGATGTCACCATCCTTAGCCATCTCTACTAATTTGTCGTAAACAACCTTTTTTGTTGGTACTAATTTCCCATCTGAATCTTTAACTGGGTTTTCCATAGCATCTTCAATCAGTCCTGCTACAGTCCACTCTCTCTTAGGTCTACCACCTGGATTGCCACTCTTTCCTGGCTTAAACTGGTTCTCTGGGTTTGGATTACTCATTCCTGTTTCTTTCCTCTTTTACTGCATCATCTGCGTTAATAATTTGTACCCATACATCAATCATATGTTCTTGCCAGTCTTTATTAGTAAGGTCTGACTCGTATTTTTCTACGATTAGTTCAGCTAATTTTCTTGAGTTCAACATTTAGATATTTCGGTACTTTATAATTTTTAGTCGTTGGGATACTGAGGTTCTTTGCAACTAACTTTCTTTGTTCATCATACCAATCGAGTACCTCTTGAGTGACTTCAATTTCTGTAATAGGACCACAGAATATCTCTTTTACTTTGATGTATTCCTGTAGTAGTTGCATTGTGTACTTTGGTGGTGTTGATTTATTCATTTATTCTCCCCTCTCCACACATCTTTTGCGGAGTCGTGTTGTTCTTTAGTAATAGATCCTGACTTAACCATTTTCCTTGATACTTCTGGGTATGCATCCCTATATTCTTTTGAGAACTCTCCTGCCCTATAGGGTTGTAGTAAATGTTTTTCGTATTTCTTGCGACCTTCTCTTATGCCATCGGTTGTGAACTCATGAGCCTTTGATTTCTTGAACCAAAGTTCACAGTGCCATCCTTCAATTCCAGTCTCCGGATTCTTCATGTACCGAATGCTGTGTGTTCTTGGATGAACCTTCTTGCAACCTAGACAATCAATCGTCTCCGAGTTTGTTGGCAAAGCCTGAATCCTTCCATATTTTTTCTATCTTCTTATCTTCTTTGAACTCGTCTGTGAACTCTTCCGCTTGTTTGAATGGAAGCACACCTGCCTTTGGGGTACGTTTTATTTTTCTCTTGATAGCAGTGACAGTCTTAGACTCAAATGATCTATCAACTGACAATCTACCTATGAAGAAAAACACTATAGATGCAAGTAAAACGTCCATGATTATATTATACCATTTTTTAATATATGTTAGTAATCCCTCAAGATAGATTCTATTTCTTTATCTTCTTGTTCTTGCTGTGGGGTTAGTTTGTGACGTTTAGGACTAAAGAGTATATTGTGGGGTCTTGATTGAGGGTTACGAGCGTTTGATATTCTTGAGCTGTTTGATCTGTGTTTAGATAGACAGATAGAGTTACAGGTTTTTCTTGTTGGTTTCTTACCTAGGTCTTTACCACATTGTATGCAGTTCATTTTGATTTCCTTGCTTTACTTCTTAAATACTCATATCTCTTTGGGAACTTACTCTTAAACCAATCTATTGCTATATCTGGGTCTTTATGCCATTTCTGCATATGACAGTGATAGCAGAGAATCTTTACATTTAGAGGGTCGTGTTTTAGTTCTGGATGTGCCCCTTTGCTGTAAACATGAGACATATGACAATTTCTACCCTCTAGCTTCTTGTTACACCATTGGCAAGTGCTTTTATCTCTCAATACTATTTCTTTTCTAAGAATTTCCGTTATCTTATTTGATACAACTCTTTTACTAGATTGTTTCTTCACTCGTTTAGCTTTTCTCTTACAGTCATCACAGATTAGAGATGTTGGTTTTTCATAGAACTTAATGAGTCTCTTAGTATTACATTTCTTGCATACTCTGTGAGTTCTTGGTGTTTTCTTTAACTGACTCTTTTTAGAGTAGTTCACTTCTTCTCCTCCTTTTTATAATGCTCTTTATGACCTTTTTTTCTTTCATCATTTGCTAACGAACGTTTTTTGTGCCCGCCTTTTTCTGAATAACCCTTATCAGGCTTCTTCTTGTAATCGTCTGGGTTTTCACTCTCTGGGTTTTTCATACGTTATCCTCCAGTAGTTTTAGTACATCATCAAGGGCTTCGTTGTGGGTATCTGAGTAACAGTTTAAGTCATAGTCATATTCACAAGCGGAACATTCACATTTATTAATGTCTTTCCTTATCCCCTCAATCTTCTTTTTAAGTTCTGCTTTCCATGCGAATTTGTTTTGTAGTTCTTCTTCTGATTTTGTCATAACTCAAGACCACGCACTAATTCTTTGATCATGTTGGAAACTCTTCTGCCATCTTGTTTCCATCTTTCGCCAAGTGGGATTGCGTGTTTATATTTTTTAAGCACTCCTAATATAATCTCCATTTCCACTGATCCAAGAGCCATCACGACTCTGTTCTTGTCATTTCCAGATTGTTCTTCTCTAATTATTTTCATTACCAATCTCCCTTCATGCTATCTGGTACTATTTTACTTGGTACTTTTACTTCTAGTGTTACGCAGAAGTCACTATCATCTTCGTTTATGATTCCATTTTGAATATCCATAGCCCACTGAATTAAGTATGGTTTTAGATATGTGAAAGCAATCGACTTCTTGCCATCTTTATCTATGATCTTAACTGTACCCTCTACGTTCTCAAAGGTGTTGTTGTAGCTTCGTGTGATTTCTTCTGGTGTTAGTTTTTTATCTAGCTGACACTCGCAAAAGTCTCCACTATAAGACTCTCCCGTGTTTGGTGTAGCTATAATTTTGTGACAATGTTTGCACGTTTTTGTTAATTCTTGTGTTAGTGGCATACGTTCTTTCTATTTATTCTAACCTCGGCTATTTTGAAGTATTCAGGGTCTAGTTCTATTCCTATAAAGTTGAAAGATTGTTGTTTAGCTGATATTCCAGTAGTACCAGAACCCATGAAAGGATCTAGGATAGTTCCTCCTACTGGTGTTATTAGTCTGCATAGGTAAGTCATTAGTTTGATTGGTTTCATAGTTGGATGTGTTGAACCCTGTCTCTCACTCTTTGAGGCTTTAGCACAGTAGAAGAAGCGTGAGGCTGGTCCTGAGTCCTCAGGTCTTTCTTTTGTTAATCCACCACCGAGATTTATTGGTTGGTTTGCACCATTGTCAACTTTCTTTTTGACTGCTCCAGTCTTAGTTTCAGGAAACCCACTCACTACTTCATCAGATCCGTCATGGATTAGATTTGCTGGGAATCTGCCAAGGTTGTGTGCTTTGACTTCATTTTTTGGACTACTATTCAATCTCCAATGACTTTCTACTGACTTCCTGTTACAGTTTTTCTTATGATCTTCTCCAGCCTCAACCCGACAACCATCAATGTTTATCCCACCAGTTCCCCACTTCAATACATTTTTAGCTATGGTCTTCTCGCTTAGAGGCTTACGAGCTAGGACAATCGGCTCATGTGCAGGTTTGAGTGCAGTCCCCCAGCCTTCGTGTGGTGATGAGCCTTTGGTTATGGTTGCCTTCGTTATATAATCCTGCTTCCTCATTTTAGAATACTTACCACCACCATAATTATCAGCATCACGCCATTTAGACTTATCAAATCCCAAATCCTCCCTCTCATTACCCTCTAACTTATCTACTGCCTTGCCTATGTTGTGGCTCTTTGGAAACCCTGAACCATACACCCACATTATCTGATCTCTTATCTCAAACCCTGCATCCTCAATAGCTACAGCCATACGGTGATAGGTTCTGCTACCTCCAAAACTAAGCAAATGACCGCCAGGCTTCAATACTCGCAACGCCTCAATCCAGACCTCAACTGAGGGGACGTTGTAATCCCATTTCTTACCCATGAACTTCAAACCATAAGGGGGGTCAGTGACAACTGAGTCAATGCTGTTGTCGCTTATATTTCTCATTTCCTCTAAGCAGTCTCCATTTATTAACATAGTGTATCCTTCCTACTTACTGATGGGTATTTAGTTGCTATTGCTTTTGCACACTCTCCTTCTCCACATTCTACGGCTATACATTCTAGGTAACATTCTTGTGCTGTGTTTTGTATTCCAGCAATCATTCCTTTTTGATATGAAACTGCTTCGTCAGTTAATTCTCTAGCTGTTTTTGTAGTGTTCATAGTTTTATTTTTCTTTTTTAAATTTAAATGGTTCAATGTCTACCTCTACCCCCACATTCTTTGGGTTGTTTGGGTTGTCATCACTCCAAGTTTCATAACCTCTACTGTTTTTGTAATGAATTTCATTGTCGTTCTTGTCAAATTCTCTCCAAGATTCATAACCATCACTGTCTTTGGAATGAATTTCATTGTTGTTCTTGTCAAATTCACTCCAATATTCAGAACCTCTACTGTCTTTGTAATGAATTTCATTGTTGTTCTTGTCAAATTCAGTCCAAGTTTCATAACCATCACTGGTTTTGGAATGAATTTCATTGTCGTTCTTGTCGTATTCACTCCAAGCTTCATAACCATCACTGCTTTTGTAATGAATTTGGTTGTTGTTCTTGTCGTATTCTTCCCAAGTTTCATCACCATCGCTGTCTATGGAATGAGCATATTTCTTCACTCCATTTTCAAAATACACATCTTCGTCTTCTATTGTTTTTTTAGTTAGTTTCATAGTTATTCCCCTTCTTTTTATATTTCTTTGAGAAATGCCCTCCAGGCTTCCCATGCCTCGCCCAAGGCTTCCCT